ATAATACCTGTAGCTTCAATAGCTTCTTTTACTTTATTTAATGTAGTTAATTCTTTACCCATTCTAGAATAAAGTGTACATTCACCTTCATAGTTAACTACAGCTAAACATCTAACACCATCTAACTTTCTCGATGCATACCAATTGTCATTTTGCCAATCACATTTACCATCATATTCTTTAGCCAATGCAACCGAGAATTCAGGTACTAGACCAGGAACTGCTTTGTTGATTATTTTAGCACTAGCTCTGATGCCTAAATCTTTGTCAATGATTTTGTAAATAAGAGGGTCATATTTAGACTGAGCGTGAGCGTTAATTAAGGAAATAGCTTTATGTCCTGTAACTTCCCTACTAGTAAGTTTATCTAGTAGCTCGTACAGAGCTAAATCCTCAGTTTTATCGACTTTATCTTTATTCTTAATACAAGTTTTACTTGTAACGTAATATTGTTTAAATGGATTATAAGTATATTCTAGTAATCTATGAACATCTGAACTTGCGTTCTTAATTATTTCCACTTTTTGCGTGCTACTACTTGTAGCACGCATTTCTTCTATAAATTTAAAATATTCTAACATAAATTTTTATTATAATGATGCATTCATTGGTTCAGTAAACAACCATCCAACATGATTTGCTTGATCTAAACTGAAATGCAATTTATTCATTTCACCACCTCTACGGTTCTTACTAAACCATACAGCTCTACTACCTTCAGGAGTAAATTTAATATGAGCCATTGCAGTAATCATGTGTTTAAATCTATTACTACCAGCAAACTCACCACCTTTAGTAACCTGTTGAATGATCATAAAGTTAGTATTTCTTTTTTCTTGGTTTTCACCTTTATTATGCTTCTCAAATAAATTTAATAATTGAGTTTCTGCATTTTTCATAGTACCACCATGAAAATCTACTATTGCAACCGCAAGCTCAGCAAATGAATCTACTAAAACTGAATCAAACCCTTCACTAAGGATAGCTTTTAATATTACTAATGGATCTCTTTCAATCCAATCACCCATAAACAAAATTGGCAATTGACCGAATTTAGGGAATCTTTTAACCATTCCAACCATATCAATCTGATTCATCTCACCAGAAATAAACAGTACTTTATGACCATTTTTTTTCATATTAGCAAGCATATCTAGTAATATAGTAGTTTTACCAACACCTGGATCTCCAACAAATGCAACATTAGTACCTTTCATCATTCCACCTTCACTTGAAAGCAAAGCATCGATTTTAGTACCAGTTTTCATTGGAACGAACAATTGTGGATCAAATGTAAATGAATCCATTGTCATTGTTGTTGGTTTGAATCTTTTTGAAACTGTCGATCCTACAAATTGTTTTTTACTTGGACGACCTCTTTTAATTTTAATGTTTGACATAACCTTTATTATTAATTATTATTCTTATTTACGTTGTAAATATACGAACCCTCTCCCGGGTAACCAAATTTTCCCGCAGGAATCTTTATTCACTTGAATAATGCCATTCCCAATCTTGATCAGCAGAACATGCAATTTTATCATATTCTTCATTGTATTCTTCAATAGTTACCCATTTATCGATTTCACTATCGTAAATCATTCCATCTATAATTTTAGTCATATATTATTTTTTTTTAATTTTATCCAATATACAACCTTTTTTCTGCGTATCCTAGTTTTTTTGCATAAGTGTTATTACTTCTTTTTCAACAAAGCCTTGTTTTTTAAAGAAATCTAATGTAGTAGGTTTACAATAGGCAATTAATTTATAACCATTTAAATGAGTATTTATATAATTCATTCTAGTTTCAAATAACATTTTATAAACACCTTTACCTCTATAATCAGGATGAACATATGAATCTTCTAATTTTAAAGTATTATCTGGTAGGAAAGTCATATTACACCAGCCTATTTCTTTACTAGCCGTAACTGCTACCCAACCACAAGACGGATGTCTTGAAGGATCAGGAGTATTAGTCGGCAGTCTAAAACCAATAATTTTGATATCCATAAAAATAGGGGTTATACCCTATAAATATATAAGGAGATATAAAGAATAAAACGTCATATGACGCCTTTAATATTACGTTACTATGACGTTAATGGTTCATATTTATGACCGAACATAAATTTCATCACATGAGAAAAGCAATATTAATTATGCTACTGCTTTTCGGGATGAATGCAGTAGCAGCAAACACGGAACCTAATCCTAACGCTATTAAACAGTTATATTATTTAAAAAAGGCTAAATATTTTGAAATTAAAGCCAAATTAGAAGCAAATAAAATCACACTAAAAGAAGCTCAAGAGCTTTGGAACAAAGCAATAGCTAAGATTAGGAAAAAAGAAGAAAAGCAAAAACAATATGCTTAATAAAATAGGGCTCATTTGGGCCCTTTTTTATATGACAGCTCGCCCTTTCATGTTTTCCCAATCACGATTTTGTCTAACTTGCTCATTCTTAGTATTAGTGGAAATTAACATAGTTGGGTGTACACAAAACTCTTCAGCTACTTTAATTAATGCTTTAACATCTTTAGGAAAACAATGACCACCATAACCAAAATCACCATCTGGACCTGGTACTGCCCAATGTGATTTACCTAAACGTTCATCATAACAAGCATATTCAATTACTTTATCATAATCAACACCTAGCCCTTCACATATCTGATACATTTCATTTGCAAATGATACTTTAGTAGCTAAGAAGCTATTAGTAATATATTTAACCATTTCAGCATAAGTTGAATCTGTTTTAATAATAGATGCTTTAGGAAATACTTTAGCAAATAATGGTTTTAATGTAGTAGTTATACTTCTAGGGCCACCTAATAAAATTCTAGTTTGGTTTTCATAATCTTTAACAGCATTAGCTTCAGTTAAAAATTCAGGATTAAATACAATATTTAATTTTTCAAATTGGTTATTCCATTTTTGAGTTGTACCTGGTGGTATAGTTGATTTAATAATAACTGTTTTAACTACAACATTAGATTCAGCTGATTCAAATTTACATTTTTCATTTAAATCTCTTAATTCTGCTTCTACTATACCAAGATGACAACTACCATCTTCACTCATTGGTGTAGGTAAACAAACAAATATAGTATCACACTTATAAAATATTTCTTCACTTGTAGAGTTACATAATCGTGCTTGTAAATCGTAAGTTAATACTTCATAATAATTTTTAAATTTTTGATAAACAGCGTTACCAACAAAACCTTGTCCTATTATTCCTATCATTTCCAAAAACTATAAATTCCTTTATCTAATTCATAACTAGGCCATACAAATCTATCTCTCATAGGTTGTTCTTTAGCCCAATTCCACATTTCACCTAAACCAGCTTTTAATGATGTTTTATGTTCAAAACCTAATATATCAATTGATTTCTGATATGTTGGTATTGAATGTTTAACTTCATGCCTTGCTTCTTTAAATACTGTTTCACCACCTCCAATTACTGTTTGAAGTATTTGATTAGCATGTAATATAGAATGCTCAGCTATACCTCCTAAGTTAATAATTTGTTTACTAGCTTCATCTCTTACAGCTGCATTCCAAAGTGGTTCTAATGAATCATCTATATAACTAAATGCTCTTGTTTGTTTTCCATCTCCAAATATAGTCATTGGTTGACCATTTAAATGTTGGAACATCCAAATACCAAGTACATTTCTGTATTTATCCCAAATATTTTGTTTAATACCATAAACATTATGAGGTCTAATTATACAATAATCTAATCCATGTTGTTCAGCTGCAATTTGGATATCCATTTCACAAGCATACTTTGCAACTCCATATGGATCAATTGGTGCTTGTTGTTGATCTTCATCAAAAACTCCACCATAGCCATGACCATACACAGCTAATGTAGACGTAAAAACCAATCTTTTAACGTCATGCTTTATACATTCATTAACTAATCGGGCGGTTGCCTTTAAATTGTTATCATAATTGTAAGCACGTATAAAAGGCGATAATCCTTCAGCAGCATAAGCAGCAAAATGATATACATAGTCAATTTTATGTGCTTCAAATATGTTTTCAATTGGATGGTTAACTAAATCCATTTGCCAAAATTTGACTTTAGGATGAATATTTTCTTTAAAACCACCACTTAAATCATCAACTCCAATTACATCATACTCTGGTTTGTTTTCTATGATCCAATCAGCTAATCTACTACCTAGTAGACCTGCTACACCTGTTATTAATATATTTTTACTCATATTTTATACCTTTTACTATTTTACCATCTTTAGGATTGTGAGATAAATTATTATACAAAGATGGTGCTATTCCCCATTTATACATAAATAATTGAGCCGCCGGTCCTTCTGTAGCCCTAAACATTTCACCTTCTTTCCCATTCTTTGTAGCTGAACTACCAAAATGGTATAGGTGCGCTTCGTGTGTTCTAGTAAAGCCGATACCGTTTAGATCTAATTTCAGAAAGAAATCCCAATCGCATATAAAAGGTGATTGGTACATCACATCAAATCCTCCTACTATCATATAATCTTTTTTATACATAGCAAAGGGGAATATACCACCATTTAATGTTAATTTATCTTGTTTTATTGACTCTGCATATTTAATAAACCCTTTATAATCAAATTCTTTAGGGTTACGTCCAAAGTCTTTTACTGGAAAATCAAATATACCTGGACCTGTTGGTTCAATTTGATTTAATGTTAATACACTATTTTTATTTAATGATTTTTCTATTACTGTATCCCATCCTTTACAAAATACATTATCATCGTTTAGTATAAATATAATTTCATTTGAAGCGTTTATAACACCTAAATTAAGTGCTTGCTGCATACCTTGATTATGACCTAAATCTAATACTGAAATATGCTTTTTATATTTTTCTAATACTTCTTTACTTTCATCATAAAAACCATCTACTGCAACTATAATTTCATTATCATTATCTTGTTGATCAATAGCTGATTGTAAACAAATATCTAAATAATCTGGATTTCTATAAGTTGGGATAATTACACTAATCATATTTTACTCCAATCTGTTAAAGGTGATAACCAAGCTGTTTCTCCATGTGTAGCATAACCTGGTATCGGTGTTATTAATAATTCATTATTTTCTCTTAATTCCAAAAACATTTGAAAGTCATTTGGGTGAACACCTGATGTATGCTTTCTAAGTATTGATTCACACCTTTTTAATGTACTGACCTTAGCTGCAAATGTCATTGTTGTACTGTTTGTTATCTTCCAATGTACTGAATCTGTTTTGTATACCCTAGTATTTTCAGCTCCTCCTTCACAATATGGATTACCACCTTCATTTGGTGAAATATATTTGTCTGGGTGATCATATAATGAGACAAATGATGCTCCTAATGTAAATCCTTCTCGTAATATTTTATAGCTACCAGGTTTATGTAAATAGTCATTTTCTAAAAAATATATAATATCATCATCTTGATAACATAAAGCTTCATCTAAAGCTATATTAAATGTTTTAGCACCATTACCTACTTGTCTATAATCAATACTTGATCTAGTAACATATTTTTGAATCATATCATTAGTTTCTTGGCTAATGTTATCTGCTATAATAGTAAAATCAGCTGAAATAGGAGTACCATCTTTACCTGCAAATGTATTGACAGCATTTGCTAAACATGCTTCATTATTAATATAATCTGGTTTTACTTTATTATAACCAGCATCCGAAATTCGATACATTATTTTCATTGTAATGTACTATAATAATTGTTTTGTTTTTCTTGTCTTTTTATATCTTTAGGATGATATAAGCAATATTCTTCTTTAGCTGGTAGTGTTGAGTAATGGCTAAATCCTTCTAATACTTCATGTACTTTATTTTTCCAATTAATGTCAGGTACATTTTTCCAAATACGCCATTGATAATCAGGGAAATTAACATGACCTTTTTCATCAACTCTCCAACCCCATTTTACTATATGATCTTGAGTTAAACCTTCTACTGTATTAATTCTAGGTACTAATACAACTTCAATCTTTTCGTTTGATTCTAATATTGCAGGTAATTGATTTATTAAATTTTCATTTGGTATTTCATCTGCATCAATTTGAAATATATAATCACCAGAACACATTTCTGTTAGTTGGTTTTTCCAATCAGCAAAATGATTTTTAAATGTAGCTGCTTTATATACTACATTTTTTTCATCTTTAAGTTCAATAATACGATTCCATACTTCAGCCGTACCATTTCCTTTATCAAATAAAATTACAACTTCATCTTCTTTTCTTCTAAACTTTAAAAGAATATTTAATAATTTAGTAACTTCATCTAATTCGTTACAAACAGTAATTGCATAACTTATTTTCATATCTATTCTGGTAATAATCCAATATACGATAAAGCATCCATATAATCACGTTCTTTAAAGTGTTTTAATGTTTGCATATCAGGTTTATATTCTGTTAATGTTCCATCTTTATTTTCCATTGGCTTATCTAATTTAACAGCTTTAACAGCAGCCCAAGCCCAATCTCCATCTCCATTTCCATCAGCATAAACCATTCCACTTTCAGGTATATTAATCATATTAGGTAACCATGTTAACCCAGTTTCAACATCTGTCCAAGCTAAATCTTTATACAATTCAGGTAATACTTCCCATTGTTCTGTATAAAAAGGTTGATCAGGTGTCATTAAACTATTAGTCCAAAAACCACAAGATATACTATAGTAATTAGTTATCTCAGGTGTTACTTCTATTCTATAACATAAATCACCACCTGATTTAGGGCAATTTATTATTTCATCATATTGTTCCATTAAATTTTCTTTAAATTAGGAGTTGACAATGACGGAGTATCCATTGAAGGTAAATTCAATTTTAATTCCGTAGCAAATTCAGGTAAATTATCACTTAAAATTTTACCAACTAATTCTTTCATTTTATCAAAACTAAATTCTGTCTTAATATAATGTCCTTGCTGTTTAGCAGGTCCAAGATATTTTTTATAGTTGGTAAATACATTTTTCATTGCATCTTTAGCCTGTTTAGGATTAACTTGGAACCATTGGTATTCTTTTTTAATCCATTGATTAGCAGCACTTGGATGTACTTGTTCTAATTGTCCACCTAATACAATAGATAATCCTGGTTCAATAAAATCCATATGACCAGACCAACCTGATACAATTAATGGTTTTTTAGATAAACAAAATTCTTGTAATGGTCTACCAAATCCTTCACCTTTAGTTAAACTAATCATAGCTTTTACTTTTTGGTGATTATATAATTCATTTACTTGTTGATCTGTAAGCCCTCCGTTTAATACATAAACATTAGGTAAATCATCATTTTTATATTGCTTTTTAATTTTAGTAATTTTATTTACAATAGCTTCTCTACTCATATAGCTATTTCTACCAGTAGATGCTTTTAATATTAAAGCTGGTCTTTGTTTTTTATTCTTAAATGTTTGGAAGAAATAATCAACCATTAAACCTACATTTTTTCTATCATGACCCATATCACCTTGCATCCAATGTCCTACAAACAAATAACAAAATGTTTCTTTAATAGCACTTAAATCTAAACTTACTTCACTATTTGGTAAATACTTGTATACATCTAAATTAGCACCTTCAAATACAACTTCAATTGGCTTCTGTGTTTTTAGAACATGACCTGTAGTTCTACCTTGTTGGTCTCTTTGTTCAAAACCAATTTCAGAGAATACTTTTTTACTGTGTTTTGAAGAAACCCAATTCATATCCATTCTATTTAAACCTTCAACCCAAGTATGATCACAACCTGTACTTTCAATACCAGCTGTACAGCCAATATTATATTTTCCTATAGGTTGAAATTCACTTGGAATAGTAATTTGCATCCAAATATCTGGTTTTTGTCCTTGAGCTACACCTTGAACTCTATGTTCATCCAAAAATTGCCAATCTTCATGATCTTTAGTAAATCCAAATGGTGTATTACCCCATCTTTGGCTTAATAATTTTACATCATATTTATCTAATTCAATAATTGCTTTAACAATATCTCTAGATCTAGCCCCATATCCACTGTAGGTATCAAAAGGACAACTTATATAAAAACTTGGTTTTTTCATTTAATATATTAATTTATGATTTAACACTTTACTTTTGTCTTCAGTTGCATTTACTATTTCAAAATCTTCTCTTGGTTTCCAAACTTTGAATAATTCATCAAATGCTTCCAATACTCTTTGGCCTTGATGTTTAGCTGTGAATCCAGCTTCATCACTTATAGCCCATTCTCTACCTGCTAATCCTCTTTCATCACGTTCTTCTTTACTCATCTTGTATAATTCCATATACCTTTCAGCTGCATCTTCCCATCTACATCTATCATCATAGATATAAGGTGTTGGAGGTGATCCTTGAATTGATCTTGAAGTTGGATAAACTGGGAATGCCCATTTACCATGCTTTTTATATGTACCTCTATGGTTAGAAGGTACTTCAGGTGTTGGTTCAAACCATTTACCTTCATCATCTACAAATCTCATTTGATCTTGCATTCCACCTGTTACATTAGCAATAATAGGAGTACCTGCTAATATTGCTTCAGTAATGGTTAATCCCCAACCTTCGTTAGATGTTAATAATACTTGTGCATCTGCAATATTATATAAGTAATTTAAGTGTTTTCTATCTAATTTATTAATTGAGAACACACACGCTTTAGGATATTTTTCTTCAAACAAATATTCTCTTACTTGCTCTAGATCAGTACCATGATCAGTTACTACCTCTGTATGTAATATTAATCTACATCTATCAGCTTGTGTTCGTGGTAATTGATCTAAGAAATGTCTAAACGCTAACATTGTATCTGGGATTTGTTTACGTCTAATATTTCTTGAATTAAAGAATAAACAAAAATCAACATCATCACCATTAAAAACACTATTTCTAAAGATTCTCATGTTTTTATAATCTTCATGATCTTTTCTAATAGGAAAGTAATGTTCATGATTTAAACCATGAGGAATGTATTTAAATACTCTATTACTGTTATCACAATCAGCTAATACTAACTCATTAATGTTTTTAGTTTGTTTTGAAATGCCCATTAATAAATCACAAGATTCATAAAATGCTTGATTATATCTTGGTGCTGGGTAATCATCCCAAATGTTAATATAAGCTATAGGACATTTTTTTCTAATATCATCTTCCATATTAAAGATGTGACCAAAATATCTTGGATCAGTGAATAACATTACAGCATCAGGTTGTTCAATATCTAATACTTGTCTAACTTCTTCTTCCTTTCCATAACCGCTAACACAGTATATTTTAACTTGAGCATCATCAATTCCAATTTCTTTACCTGTAGCTTCTGATAGATCTACAACCTTTCCTTGATCAGGATGATTAATAGCTCCACCAATATTAACCCAGTTAAAATGATGTGCTGTATGAACAACTATTTCTTTGGCTACTGTTGCTACACCAGAGTGTACTCTAATGTCATCACATACTAGAACAATTTTTTTCCTCTTATTAGGAGGAAGGTATTTAAAACTTTTATTCATTTGATTTTATTATTTTATAGTTCAATATTTGTTTGATTAGTGATTTTCTTTCTAAAATCTTCATCAGTAAGATACAAAAACAGACTACGATCTGCAAGTTTTTGGAACGAGAATTTTCGTCTAACACATTCTACTTTGAAGTCATTGAATAAATCACTTTGGACCTTGACACTTGTTAATGTCATTTTTTTAGGATTTGCCATAATTTTTATTTTTAATAACGTTATATTTGTCTATACATATATGAATATTCACCAAACTACAAAAAATCTAAACCAGCTCCACATAATTCTAACTCTTCTTTAAATGGACAAAAAGTACAAGTCCATTTTGAAGGTGTTTTTGGATATGTTTTATCTTTCATCTCTCCATCTGAATTAAAACATTCATTGATAAAATCATTTACTGCCCTTTTTGCTCGGCCTAATTTAATTTTACCACTAGGAGGGGTGAACTGTTGAACCCTATATGCTTGATGGGGTGACATTATTTTTTCATCATCCCAACTTAATACTTTTCTTTTAAGTATAAAAAATTCAACATCAATTTTATCTAAAGGTATACCATACTGTTCTGAAAAGAACTGTTTGTATAATAATAATTGAAATTGTTTATCTTCATCTTTTTTATTGTAATCATTCCAGCCTTTAGTACTGGTTTTTATATCGATTATTTTAAATGTATCTGAGTTTTCATTATACGTGACAACATCTAGATACCCCATGTATAATACGTTATTATACATTTTATTTGGTGCAACTATAATTGGTATTTCACAACCAACTAAATAAGTACCTTTTTTACTAAAATACCTACTTCGTTTTTTCTTAAACCAATCTAAAATAGCAACTCCATCTTCAAAAAATTCTCTCATTTCAGCAGCATCTGAAAAATGAGAATTATTGTTCTTTTTATATTCTTTTTGGTATTCACCTATAAATTTTTCTTGGAAAAATTCTTCCATATTAATTTCTCTATCAGCAGCAGCAAATGATTTTTCATACGCTACATCAAGATACTTTTGCATCGATTCATGTATGGCTGTTCCAAATACAGTATGAATTGATGAGGTAAATCTCTTTATTTTATCCTTATATTGTAGTTTCCATCTATGAGGGCAACCCCTAAAGATAGACATCTGAGAATATGATATATTTTTCTGGTATGCAAAGTTTATCTCAGAGGGTGGATTATTTCTAATCTCCTTAACAATACTTGGTATTTTTTTAGCCAAACTATTTTTTCCATTTATCACGGCCTACTAATAGACCGATTATTCCATAATTAGCAATAT